ACTCTGAGTCGGGTGCGTTCCCAAACGCCTTCAAAGAGAAGGATGTGTGTTTTCAGGTTGCTGTCACCACGAAGGAGTTTGGACACAAAGAGTACCTCGACCGAAAATGCTTCTGTGTCAAGAAAACCAACGGCGCAGAGTGCGAGTCGTTTGATACGGAACGTGAGATGCTCGAACGCCTCGGGCGGTACCTCCGTCAACTCGATCCAGACATTGTGACTGGCTGGAACATCTTCGGGTTCGACTTGGAGTACTTGTACACGCGTGCGGTCGTCACAGGTGCAGGGCCGGATGCCCATATGTGGGGTCGTCTGCGTGGCATCCCAAACGAACTGGTCGTGAAACACTTGGCGTCCAACGCACTCGGATCGAACGACATGAAGATGGTTCCCATGCTCGGGCGTTACGTGTTTGATATGTTTCAGGACATCAAGCGTGAACACAAACTCGAAAGTTACTCTCTGAACAACGTCTCGAAGGAGTTTCTCAAGGATCAGAAGATTGACATGCCCATTAAGGAGATGTTTGCTCATTTTCGTGAAGGTGACCCGGAACGGCTGGGTGAAGTGGCTGATTACTGTATCAAGGATACGGAACTTCCGCATCGCATCTCTGAAAAGTTGTGTCTGATTCAGAACCTCATCGAGATGGCCAAGGCGACGTGGGTTCCACTGAGTTACCTGAGTGAACGCGGTCAGCAGATTAAGGTGTTTTCGCAGTTGGCACGCAAAGCGCGCGAACTCGGATTCATGATTCCGACATTGTACTCTAAAGCTACGGGTGACGAGAAATACCAAGGGGCGACCGTTCTCGATGCTCAGACTGGTGCATACTATGGCCCAATCACCGCCCTTGATTTTGCTAGTCTGTATCCAAGTATCATGCGTGCTCATAATCTGTGCTACTCAAGCCTGGTTATCGACCCCAGGTTTGGCAACATCCCGGGTGTTACTTACGAACAGTACGGTCCATACCGATTTGCACAAGGGGTACCCAGTCTCTTACCAGCCATTCTGAACGAGCTCGCCGCGTTTCGTAAAAAGGCGAAGAAACTGATGGCTCAATCGGAAGGAACACCGATGGAGGCGGTGTACAACGGTCAGCAGCTCGCGTACAAAATCAGCATGAATTCAATCTACGGATTCACGGGTGCGGCCAAGGGTATGCTTCCGTGCGTCGCCATCGCATCGACCGTGACGATGCGTGGTCGACAGATGATTGAAGAGACGAAGAATTACGTCGAGGAACATTTCCCGGGTGCCAAGGTGAGGTACGGGGATACTGATTCCGTGATGGTTGAATTTGATGTCCAGGGACGCAAAGGACAAGAGGCGATTGATTACTCATGGGAACTCGGTGAACAGGCGTCGGAACAATGTTCCAAGTTGTTCAAAGCGCCGAACGATTTGGAGTTGGAAAAGGTGTACTGTCCGTACTTTTTGTACTCAAAAAAGCGGTACGCCGCCAAGATGTACGAGAAAAAGGGGGATGCGGTTGTGTTCAAAAAGATTGACGTCAAGGGTCTGCAGGTGGTTCGACGTGACACGTGTATGTACGTTCGAGGCGTTCTCAAACAACTCCTGAACCTAGTGCTCAACTCTGAGGATCCGAGACCCGCCATCGAGTATGCACGCGACTCGGCGCGGAAACTCCTCAAGGGCAAAGTGGAACCGAAGGAACTCACAATGTCGAAACAGCTCGGCGCAGACTACAAGACGCGTGTACCGCACGTCGAGGTCCGTGACAAGATTCGAAAACGCGCACCGGGTTCCGAACCCCAGAACGGGGACCGAGTCGCGTTTTTGATTACAAAGGTGCCTGGTTTACTGTGTGACAAGGCTGAAGACCCGTCGTGGGTCACGGACAACAAAATTCCGTTGGACTACGTGTACTATTTTGAACATCAGTTAGTCAAACCTGTGTGTGACTTGCTCGAACCGTTGGTGGGTGCTAACCCATTCCAGACAATCTTCAAGTCTGTGGATTACCTGACGACACCTCCAATTTCAAATTATTTCACTCGAAAAGTTTAACGGTACAGGTTGTTGTTGTTACGATTCGGGGAAGGGGTACGTCTGGATACAGCTCCACGGGGACCGTTGACTCCCTTCATGCTTGCCCTCGCAGCAGCTGACATTTTCATTCCAAGGGCATGTTGACGCCAGTGGCGCGTGCTTTTCCCAGCGACATAGTGTTCCGGACCATGGCGGATACCGGCGCGAATGCGAGCGCCGTACGCACGCATGTTATTTGGGCGATTGAAGACGCGGCGCTGGACGGCTCTGTATCCCAGTCCTGGGCGACCGGCGACGACGTTGGCGTACGTGCGACCCCATGCTGGGTTTGCAAGGTGCAGGCGGGTCAGCATACCACGGACACGCGCCTGAATGACACGAGCGTGCCAGTTGCGTCGGGCTGCAAGAGAAATAGCATTGCGACGACGCGCTGCTGCTGTTCTAGGTGAGTTGGGCATTTAGTGTTTACTGAGATAAAAATCCCTTTCCACCGCAGGTGGAAAGTTCTCTCGTCTGTGATCGAACAACGTACCGTTGTCTTAAAAGTTCTGAACCATGAAAAACCATGGAACAACAGATTTCTCAAATGATTGAGTCGGAGGTGGAGCGACGCGTCGTTGAACGCATGACAAAGGCTCTTGAAAAGATTAGTCAGACGTTTGACATTTCTTTGCAACAGCTTCTCCGAACGGCGAGTGAAAATTCGACGAGTGCCTGGAACGGAAACGTGTGCCATGGACTCACCAAGTCGAAACAAAAGTGTAAACGCGGTGTCAAGGATGGGTCTGGATACTGTACGTGTCACAAGGATCAAAAGCCGGTCCAGCGTGCCATTGCACCATCCAGATCTCAACTTGCACTGTTGGCACCGATGCCGGTCCATACACACTCACTGCCTCCGATGTTTCTCGCGGGGTGTCCAGCATGTGAACGTGGAAAAAACTCTCGAATAGATATATAATGGCTGGTGGACTCTTCCCAGGCAAGCCATTCGAGTTCAACGTCAAGTGTATCATTTTTTCGCTGGTTCTTTCGCTAGGATACTGGTTTGCGCCGCACAGAAATCTTTGGGTGCTCGCATTCCTGCTGTGGTTCCCGTATCTTGCTATGGCATGGTATGACTGGAGCTACAACTGCGAAAGCAAGCTGCAGCCTACGGCTGTTCCTTTCGGGCGGTACATTTGGCTGCCGTTCAAACCACCCGGGTACAAGCAGGCGTTCGACGAGCTGCCACCGGAGAAGATTGCCATCATGGACCGGGTGGACCACCTCGCAGGATGGACCCTGGTTGCTGCGTTGGCGACATGGTATCTTCTCAAAAGACGGGTCTGAAAGACCCGTCTTTTATTGTCCATGGGTGACGGACAAGGGACGTCAGGTATGGAAGAAACGCTTAAAAATAAACGAGCATAGTTGTTCATGGCGACACGGAGTGACCTCCTTCTCGAGGCACTCCGGCGATTTTTTGAAGTCCCTGAGCACACTCAGCAACTCAAGGATATCCTCGAACACAGACGCGGAGTGTCTCTCAGGAACCTCGAATGGTTCGTGACAAACTATTCTCGTCAGACGAACGTGACGTATACGACTCCGACAGGACGTCAGTTTACGGTCCACGTGGCATACAAGTCATCACTGGATGGCTATTCTAAAAAGTTTTTTGACCCGTTTTGTCGTACAGAGCGGATCGAGTTCATGGGCATCACGACGACGATCGCTCAGCTGAATTTCATTCGCTGGTGCATCGTGAATGGCATCGTCGACTACATGAATGATAAGGGTGTCCTCCGCGTTCGTCGCCACGAGGAAATAAAAACCCAACCTCTTTGTAGAGATGTCAGCAGCCCAGATTCAACTGGCTGCTGCGCGTGATGCATTCCTTTCTGGAAAGCCAGAAAGAACATTTTTCGAAGGGAAATATAAACCTACTAAAAACAAGCTGGCACAGACGTTCGAATACCCATTCGATAATCCAGTGACTACATTTGGACAGACGGGTATTTGCACAGTTCCAAAAAAAGGTGATACGATCACGGGCGTGACGCTCAAAGTCACACTCCCTCAAATTTACACACCAATCAGTCAGACCATGTATGTGTATCCCGTGCCGTCGAGTCGTTTCGATGGTGCTTTATTTGTGGAGGTGAAACTTGTATCAGTGACGAGCAGCGGTACTCAACTTACAATTGTCACAATGAATCCAGTCACGGCCAACGTTGGTTCTGCATTTAGTCTTTTTGACACTGGGTTGTTTGATGGTGAATATGTTGTCAAGACAAAGGTGAACTTGACTACGTTCACAGCGGACTCGACTGCACCTGCAGCCGTGTCGACGAAAGGAACCGTCAGTATACTAGACGTTCGTCCACGTGACGTCACTGGGTATTTCTCAACTCAGAATTTCACGCTGTGGTCCGATGACTTTACAGACATTCCTATATCTCTCGTCTCTTTAACAGGAAATGGTTCTATCGTGACGGGTGTAACAGATGGTTCACTCGGTCAGGATCTTATACCTGGAGCAGCTATCATAATCGACGGTGTGACTGGTGGGACTGGAATTTTCAATGGAACTTTTACAGTCTTGACGTATACATCAGGGACGAATACATTCACGTATGCGGCATCCGGTACAGGTGTACCAAACATGACAAACGCTCGCATGCGTTCACCTGCAATGACTATTCAGTATGACCCTGTTCTGAACGTCTTTAATTTCACGAGTGTTTTGTTTACGTCGATTCGTTTCCTCACAGCCCTTGATGCTGCATTCTGGGGATTTGATTTCAGACAGGGTCCTGTATTTCCATTCGTCAACGGTACACTAACGTCTCAATGGACGCTCGTACAAGGTGGGTGGATTTACGGATTCTTGCCCCCGGGTGATTCTGCGTACGTGGATTCGGTCGCCAACAAACTCATCAAAAGCGCGAGAATCATGGTGGGTAAACAAACCATCAACGAATTTTCAGGCGAATACATCGAGCTCTACAACGACCTGAACACTCCGTACGAAAATCAGGCTATTTACAAGCTGCTCTGTGGAAAGTACGACACGACACAGGCGAGTCAGCCTCGCACGTACTACGTGAAAATTCCACTCGGATTTAATTCAATTCCCAATTTGACGTATCAAAACTTGGAGGTTCAGATTGATTTTGACATTTTGACCAATTTATCGGGTGCAATTAACAGAGGTGTTGGTTTTTTCGATCCATTGTCATACACGACGTTCGACGCGACTGATGGTCTCCCTGTCCTGAATGGTGAATTCATCAACACTATTGCTACGCTTTCTTTCGAGCAGTACATCATCTTTCGAACAAAAGCTGGTTCGATTATCATCTACGACAGTACGAAAGCTATAAACGATCCAGGAGCTTATTCAACTATTTCTTCATATATATACGCCATCAGCGAATCATTCTTTACGGATTTTACGACTCTCGGTCAGACGTTGTACGCTCAGTCATACAACAACTTTTTACTCCAAGGACCTATTCTCGACCTCGTCGCAGGTGACATTTCATCATTCACAGGAAATGACTTTTTACCGATTCTTCCCACGTCAACTTTCATAAACATATACTATGCAGAAGTCTCACCTGGTGTATGGACCGTTGCTACACTCGGGGATCATTACATACGTACTGGTGACACAATCACAATCACAGGGGCATCACCTTCGAATTTTAATGGCTCGTACACCGTTCAGGTGACGTCTTCGACATCCTATGTGTTTCAGGCAGTCCTGACGGGAGGTCCCGTAACAAACCCCGGTGACACAATCACGAGAGGAACGATCGCATTGACCAACACGCTCATCACTCAGTTCGGTACAGGCGTACAGGTGACGACTTTAACACCTCATTATTACAGCGCAGGTGACCAAATTGAAATTGTTGGTTCCACGGGTTATGATGGTATCATATCCGTGTTGTACGTCACTTCACCAACTCAATATACGTTTTTCGCAACAACCGATGTATTTCCGCCAATTATTGTTCCGGACGGGGCAGCCGGTGTTTCTGTAAAACAAATCGATTATGCAAGCAACCCACCGAACGGTCTCGTAACCGATGGTGTCTATGTGTATTACGCAGTCATGTCAAACAGACCTACCATTTACTTCGTGCGTTACGATAGTACAAAACCATATCTTACAAACACATCTTATTCTGCTATAGATTTCACTGCAAATGTCACGTCCTACAATTATAACTACGAACAACTTGATACCCTTTTCACTGGAACTTCTATTTACGTTCTTCCGAAACAGGGAACAAGTAATACAGCTTACATTTACAACATCAACGCTGATTTCATGGATCCAGACTCATGGCAAGCTTTCGATTATCAGGCTCTTCTAGGTGTCGATTTCATATCATCAGGTATATGCATAGGGCCCTATTTATATTTTATCGCCGACGGGTACAAGATTATCCAGTATAACGTCCTCCAGTCGTATTCAGATTTGAGTTCGTATTCAGTATTTGATACACTCGCACAGAACCTCCTACCATGGTCTACGTTCGGAACGAATTGGAACTTGGAGTTTCCTGTTTTGTCTGCGTCGAGTGACGGAACGCATATCACAGTCGTGACATCACCTACAATTCCAATCAATGTAGGTGATACATTTACTCTTTCCGGAACTGGGTTGTTCGATGGAAAACATGTAGTCACTACAAAATTAAGTCCGAGTTCGTTTACTTCAGATTCAGATGAACCACCTGCGTCTTCGTCGACGGGTTCGGTTTTTGTTACAGAGGTGGGGACGGAAATGCCACTGACAAACCTTATGAGCAGCGGAAAATACATGTACATGTCCGCTGGGTGTATATCTTCAAATATTTATTCAACTGGACAGGCGTGTGTGATACGAGTGGATGTTGCCAATGGTTTGGGTAATCCGGAATCGTACGAGTACTATTCATCAGCAGCTGGTCAGTCTCCCATTCCATTCGATTTCAGTAGTAACACATACGCAGTGAACACTGACGCGAACCCTTCTGTGACTCTCAAAACACCCATAACACTCAATTCACCTCTCCCAAATCTGAACATTTCTATTGTAGGAACCGATGGGAGCACGGCAGTCGTCACGACACAGAACACACATAGTCTTTACACGGGCATGGTTGTGCTCATACAGGGAAGTGATTCATTCGACAACCTAGTGCCGTATCCTGTCATAGGTATATTAGACGACAACAGATATACAATTGCGACGAGTATCGTCGCGACAGACAACGCACCGAATGCAGGTGTTACTCTTTCAATTCTCAATTTGGCTATTGTAGGGCCAGGTGGGGGTTCAGCGTACGTGACGACACTGAATCCACATGGTCTTTCAGCTGGTATGGTTGTGCTCATTCAGGAAAGTACGTCGTTTGATAGCCCCGTGCCATACACGGTCACAACTATAATAGACGAAAGAAATTACGTAATCGCTACGGGTATCGTCGCAACAGACATTCCTCCAGCTTCAGCGGGTGTTACAATTTCTACATTCAATGTTTCGATTGTGGGAACGGACGGCACGGGTGCGGTATGTACGACATTGAATCCACACGGTCTCACTGACGGTATGTTTGTGTTGATCAGAGGGAGTACGTCGTTCGACACTCCGATACCGATTGCAATCAAATACCAAAATCCATACACATATGCATTTGGGACGAACGTCATTGCAACTGACACTGCACCGGGTGCAGGTGTTACAATCAATGTCCTCGTCAACAAATCAATCATAGGTGACGGAACAAGCACTCAAGTGACCATTCAAGATCTCGTTCTCAAGAATCATCTGTTGTCCCCCGGTGACATTATCAGCATTCAAGGTGCTGAACCATCGTTCCTGAATGGTACACGTATTGTTACAGCAGTTCCAAATACGACGCAGTTTAATTTTGACTCACCGTACCTAGCAGGTCGGTACACTCCAAAGATTTTCATCTACGGTCCACGTTACGTGTACATGTACACCAACGACACAGGAACATACGGGAATACACAAGCCAAGGATATCATCCGGTACGACCAATACACACAGACGGGGAATCTGAACACGAGTCTGCTCATTGATTTCGAGAAACATGACGATCCGCCACCGGAAAATCAACTCATAGGCGTCGTTCAGGTGGCAAAGTCAAACAGTCCACTTGAGATGCAGTTCAAGGGTCCCGTGAAGGAACTCTGGTTCACTGGCACACCCGACACAGCCAACGTGTACCAGTACTCGTCCATCGCCGACCAGACGGCGTTGGCACTCACGCACGGTGAAGAGATTGTGTCCAGAGACGTCGGGAGCTACATATTCTACAACACCGTTCAGCCTTTCAATAATCACACCACCATGCCGACTCGCAACTTTTCAATGTACAGCTTTGAAATGGATCCCGAAAACCTAATACCAAATGGAACTGTAAACTTTTCGAGAATAAGCGAACAAATCTTCTCGAACGCATCCGCTACGGTATGGGCACGGTCGTACAACATCCTCAAAATTCAAGGCGGCGTCGGTGGTCTCTTATTTAATTCCTAAACTTTGAGTAGAGAATGGTGCCAGCACAGTTTGCACATCAGCTGACGCGTCTGCAGTTTCCAAAGGATGTACATTTCGGAGATGATGTCACCATTTGGATTGCAAAGGCGGGGGATGTTGCAATTGGAAAAATGTACCTTCGTGTTGATTGGCCTGAACAAGCGCCTGTTCAGAATTCAGTAGGAACGTACATGATCGATTATGTAGAACTTTTGTATGAAAACCAACTCATAGAACGTCACTACGGTGAGTCACTCGAAATATGGAACGACATTACAGTGACGCAGTCCAAACAAAGTGCCCTCACGACGCTCGTCGGAAAAGGACTCACGGACAGTCTCGATTCGTACTATATTCCGATTCCGTTTTCAGTCGATTTGCCTTTGTGTGCACTGAAAAAACCCCCTGTGTTTCGTGTCAAATTTAAATCGGCAAACGAGTTTACAGTTTTGAACTGGACGCTTCCAATTCAGGTGAACTTATTCGTCGATTACGTCTATGTGACCAAGGCTGAACGCGACTACATGAAAAAGACGCCGATGAACTACCTCGCCAAGACGTGGCAACGCATGATATACACGGTGTCTGCAGGTGAAACAGAGGTTTCAGTACTGACGGATTTTGTCCACAGTGTCAAGGAACTTTTCTGGGTCATCCAGAACGACGGAACGTCTGCATACAACTACCTGAATGCTGGCGGTGACCAGCTGGTCAATATGAAACTTACATTTAATGGCGCAGAACTCATCAAACGCGAATTTGGAACTCCGTTGTATCTCCGAATCGTTCAGCCGCTCGAATACCACACACGGACACCGGATCACTCTTTTTACATGTACTCTTTTGCGATCGACCCTGAACACGAAGATGCGACGGGTGAAGTCAACATGAGCCTCGTGACTCGCCAAATCCATACGTTAACACTGACACCGTGTCCGTACTCACGGTCTCTCCGGATTTACGCTCTCGGGTACAACGTCATTTCAGTCAAGGATGGAGATTTGAGAGCATTGAACGTTGACGTCCGTGAAGGCGGGCAAGATACTGTCATCACAGCTGAAAAGATCCAGAACAATTCATACCCAGGGTTGTATCCTTTTGACACCTTCACGTTCACGTCTCTCGGGAACACAGGTCGCCAGGGACCGACATCGAATACGTATCCGACACAACCAGTTCCAGTTCCAGTTCCATGGACCGAAGATTCACAGTGGTACATCACGAAAGGCGTTCAGTACTGGACTGCGCCTGCAAACGGCGTGTATCAGGTGACGGCTGCAGGAGCCATGGGTGAGGCGAGTGGACGTATCATACAGGGAAATGTGGCGTTCTACGAGGGACAGGTTCTCAAACTCTCAGTCGGACAACTCCCCGTGTCGGGTTTAGCTGCAGACCATGTGACAACAGGAGCCGGTGGATGCTCTTCCATAAGCACGGATGCAAATGTACCTATTCTCGTAGGCGCTGGGGGAGATGGTGGTATTTTTAATCCATGGTACCCGGCTGTTCCAAACGCAAACATCACAGAAGTTGGTGGTGGTGGATATGTTATAACTACAATGTCACCACATGGGTTTCCAGATGGTCTCTACGTAAACATCACAGGAGGAACTGTAATGGATGGTTCATATCAGATTCAGGTTGTGGATGACAGTACATTTGCTATCGGCACAATTCCTGGACTTTTACCAGTTCCAATTGATTATCCAGATGCTGGTACAACTGCACCGGAGTCACTCCCGAATGGAAACATCACCGGGTTTGGAGCGGGTGCTCAAGTTACAACTATTGCACCGCACGGATTCTCGACTGGTCTCTATGTGACAGTCTCTGGTGGAACAATATTCGATGGTTCATATCAGATTAATGTTGTGAGTAACGTTGCATTTCAAATTCAAACGTCAGTCGCTGGAAGTATTGATTTCCCTGATGCTGGTGTGACTGTACCCGCCGCGCCTCAAAATGGTGTGTTTCAACCATACGGCAACGGTCAGGGTGGAGGTACAGGGTTGGGCGTCGCGGGCGCAGGGTATTACACAGACGGACAGTACCCTGATCAAACGTTTCCGTTTCTTTTACCCAAGGCTATTGTGACAACTGGATATGGAAATCAGTACGTATACGGTGGAAACTATAACCCTCAACCCGGAATTCCACCGCCGCCGTCAGCCCCTGTCGCGGAGGGTGGTTTCGGTGGCGGTCAATGCCCTATCAATCTCGTGTCTAACATCGTTAGCATAAGCAATCAGGGTCCATATCCTCTCATACCCGGTTCTAACATTTACGCCGTGACGACCGAGCAGATTAACGGACTTCCTCAGGGGTACTTGGTATACATATCAGGTGTTCTATCAGCAGAGGGTGATTTCAATGGACCGAACCTAATTCTCGCCGTCCCTAGTATTCAGACGGTCGCACTTATTTCATCTGCAGTTGGTCCGTTTGACTTGACGGCTGCGACAATTTACGGAGTGGCTTTCGGTGTAGCTGGAGGAGGTGGCTACTCGGGAAGCCCTGGAAATGGTTTACAGGGTGCGACGTGCTATGCGTCAGATCAAGTGACGAATGTCCAAGATCTCGGACTCAACGCTGATTCTGGATACATTACGATAAGTCTTGTACAATAAATGCACCTCCGTTATTAATTTCGAGGTCGACATACCCATAGTAGTACAGGTACAATGTATACGCCTGAGTAATCTGTGGTGCGACTGTAGAATCGAACACGAGATCAAGGTGCGACGTGTTTGAGTTCAACTTTGCAAAATCGACACTCCCCTCTTGTGAGTATTCGCGTGGATAATCCGAAAAGCAGTACATGTAAATATTCTTGGTCGGGACTGAAAGCCCGTGGTCCATGGGTTGTTTGTAGCTGTAGTACAAAGCACCGGGGAAGTTTGAAAGGATGTTTTGGTTGTCCAGGTAGATTGTTCCTTCTTTGATTGCATCGAGGAAGTTGATATTAACGCCATTGAAAAACTGTACAGGTACAGCAGCCTCGACGAAATCCGTGCTGTACCCGTATTGATACCTCGACGTGTAAAAATCTGGATCGGATGATTCGTACAACTTGTTTCTGACAAACCACGTAAGCATACTGACTGGGTACTTGGATGTAAAGTTGACAATTGCCTTTCCGTTGTTGTACGGCAGTTCAGCTTCTGCCCAGACGCGACTGACACTGATCTTGTGCGGTTTTGCCTGGTAGTACATTCGTTCTTCTGGTGTCAAAGTGATTTCCTCGACGAGGATCCTCGGGTTAATGAGGTCTACGCGGTTCCCATTGGCATCATGGGGTGCGTTCGTGATCCAGGACACGTCATGGAACGTGAATCGAATAGTGACGACTTGTTGTAGAATGGCGCATAAAGGAAAAAATGGCTTTTCGAGACGTTCCCTCCCTTTTTTCGAATGACTCTGTCGTCTGCAAAAGAAGAAATCGAGGGGAATCAACATGTCTAGTTGGGTCGTCGCCGGAACGACGTTCGATTCGGCTTGTCCTTTACTTATAGCCTGATACATGGCGAGTTTTTCATCCGCGTCAAGGAAAATCTGATCCCGAATGACATACCAGTCATCTGTGATTGATTCGATGACGCGACCGTCGAGTATAAACTCCACCTTTTTAAAGATGGCTCGACCGGTCAATTCGCAGTACGAATACCCTGTAGGAAGTGCGGGAAGCGAAACAGACAGGTACATGTTCGAAAGTAAATCTCCCGACTCTCGTGGATACAGATTCATCGAATAAGTCGTGGAGGAATCGAGAAACCCACTCGTCGTTTCGAGTGGGTTTAAAAGTCTTTGTGTCTGGACGAACGGTGTGTGTTGTTTTATTTGAGGTATCCAGAGAGACTCACCACCGTACATGTATTTTTCTTGTGCACCTATGGCTGCAATTGCAGTGAGCGCACCGGTGCCGAACCCACGACCGCTCATTTCGATGTAGGCTTCACGGGGTGCAGGAGCATCCGTCCATACGTTCGAATTGAGGTCACGCAACCCCGCAGTCTGCCCTTTTATCATAGCCGCATCGAACAATTTCGGGTCGTACATCGAATAGTATTTGCTTTGAATTTGCGCCTTTGGACGAAGAAATGTCAATGGCACGATTATCCCTGGAACCGGCAATACTTGTTCTTGATCGACAGTGACTTTCAGTTTGTACAAATAATTGTACGGTTTTGTTGCACTCCCTACCAACGTATTCGACGTACCCATTTCAGGTGTTATTTCCAGTACAGTGACGTTTCCAGAAACATCGATGAGAAGCGTCGAAGGATCGCTCAAACCAGTCACTTTCCAATCCTTGTCAGGTATCGGACCGGTAAATTTATCGATAATGTACAAATTGAAAATATTACCCGTTACGAGAGGACCTCTAAACCCACGGACTGTCGAATTCTCACTTGTTTTCTTAAACCCAAATGTAATCTGAAGCAGTGAACTCGGTGCGACTGGAATCTTACCAGATCCCTCGATATATGCTGTCACAAGTGAGACGTACGGAAACGAAATAGATGGTGGACCTGGATTTATAATCACGTCACCGTAGACGTTCGATGTATATGTTTCGACATAGACGTCTCCTTCTATCCCAGTCAGACCCGTGATTGACATTCCAGGAACAATAGGCGCATTTTGTGTCAGGTAAACCGCGAGAACATTCGGTGTGAGTGATGGTCCATAGAATCCGGTAACTGTCAGACTTGATGCGTTAGGCTGACCCGGAGGCGGACCCGGAGGTGGACCCGGAGG